CCAGTTGACGCAGTATAGTCGACATACTTCGAAGCGATGATCTTGACGGGCAGAACGTTTTCGGTAACGTTCTTCGTGTTGGACAGTTCAAACGCGACCAATTCCGACTGCATGATCTGCAAGGCAAGCCACTGTTTGTAGACGGAAATTAGAAGATGCGTGGGAACGGTATCGAACAGTTCTCCTGCCTGATCCTTGATCGCGTAGAAGTGCTGCTTACCAGCGATAAAGTTGTCAGGAGTAAGAGCACCGGACAGAAGGTTGTCGTTGAGCAAAGCGGAGTCCTGCAAGGGATGCGAAGCGGAGAACATATACACGCCATCAGCGCCGGTTGTGGCAAAGCCATCGTTGTAAATGTCGTGTACCTTTTTCTCTTTAAGCTGGAACAAACGTTTCAGCAAAGGAGTGCCAAACTGCTGGTCAACAACACCGTAAAGGTCTGCTTCAAGCTGTTCGATTGTAGCTTCTGCGCCGATAGAGTAGCGTTTGCTGGTGATCGTGGTTTTGTAGTTCTCTTTGATCTTGTGATAGGTGATATCCGAACCTTCGGGCTTTTCAGCGGCCACGCCCAGATCACCAATCGTGTGGTAATTGCCGATAACTTTCGGCTGTGACTTCTCGTTGGAGATAAGCGGATAGACCTTATCCATAGGCATCTTAGCGGCCTTGTTAAAGATCAAGTCCACACCAGCGGCGGTCATATACGGAATATCAGACATTCTACCTGTTGCCATTGTTGTTCATCCTTTCTTTCTTCTGCGCTTTGTTAGCTAACCAGCAACAGCGTATTCGGAACAATAACGTATGCTTTCAAGTTCACGTTATCGTAGCCGACAAGCATCAGCGAACCGCCGGAAGTGTCGTCCGGGTCAAGAACCGCATCGTGCGAGGTCACAACGAAGTCATACAGAGTGCCCAGATCGGTATCCGCAAAGGTCTTTTTCGTACCGGCATTGGTAAAGTCGATTTCCAGAACGGCACCGCCGATAGGAAGGACAGGGCAGATTCCTGTAGCAATTGTGTCTTCAAGAGCCAAGCCAACGCAAATCTGCGTGGCGAGAGCGGCAATAGCCGGTTTGAATCCAGAACTGGAAATGACCAACTCGCCTTTGTAAATCGCATCCGTCATGTACAGACGATGGATATAGCCGGGTCTGGTCTTACTTGCGTTAATCATAATAAATCTTCCTTTCTTACTTTCTAATGTCTAGTTTGATATGTTCACGAAATTCCTGGACTGTCAGCGGCTTAGTCAATCTGAACTCTCGTTCAATCTTTCTTTTGAGATTCCTTTCCCAAGTGGAAAGTTCTGCGTTGTCCTGACTGACTCCTGCTGAACTGGATTGTGTGAGTGACGAACTAGGTTGAGATACTGTTCTTGTGCTGTTTCCCTTTGCTGCTTCTCTTGCCCTAAGTTCGTAATCAGGTGTTTGTTCCGAACCGTACAATACTCGACAAATCTGATCTGCTGTCATTCCTGTGGCTTCTACGGCTTTCATAACCTTTGCAGTTTCCGCTTTCGCCTGTGGGTACAGCGCAAATGCTTCTGCATTGGAATCTCTGAAATCCATAAGCACGAGTTTTTCTTCTAGCTTTCTTGTACGAATCTCCGAAGCTGCAAGCAATCCTGCCTGATCTTCTGGATATCCCTGCTTGACGAAATCCTGTGCCAACTGCTGTTTCTCGTCAGAAGTTGATTTCTCCTGTAGTTTATGCAGAAGTGCCTTATTCTCCTTTTTCAAGTTGATAAGGGCAATCTCCGCTTTGGACAATGTAGCCTTGGGCTTCTTGTCATCTAGCGTGGCCTGTTCCGGCTCCTCTGGCTTATCCTCTATTTCCTCGTCCTCGTCCGATTCCTCGTCCAAGTCAAGGTCTAGGTCTAAGTCCTGTTCTTCCGGTACAGCAACAGAAGCAACTTCTTTCTCTTTGTCGGTATTGGTAGTGTCAAGGTTCTCTTTCATGTTCGTGCCTTTCCTGCGTGTTTCACCGCTCGTCAGCGAAAAGATAGGTTCAGAGTACCTTCGAACTCGTAGCAAGCACATCTGCTTACAAACTCATTATATATTGCCTGTCAAATCACTCAATTATTCCTATTTGGAATAGTAAAACAGACATTATTCTAATATGGAATAACGATAAAATTACGATTATTCATTTGACAGCCATGCTATAATGAAAGTGTAGGTGAATAAAAAAGCCTACCCAATCCCTTGACAGGGGATTGCGAATCAGATGGAGCGTTCATCCAACTCGTTGGTAGACTCTAATACTATTATACTACACCAACGAAAAAGAGAATACAAGACGCAACAGGCTGATTCCAAATAGGTATCGCCTGTTTTTTAATGGGCGCGGAGTATAGACAGGGCGAAGACACTCCGAGATCAAAACGTCAGAGGTAGGTGTAACCAGTAGTCATGAAGTACACCCGGCGATATGGTTCGTACAGTTGTGAAGTATTGCCGTTAGCCGGATCGCAATAACCGGTTGATAAATTATTATGGTTGGGTAGCCAGTTGGGATATAAGAGTGTGTTGGGCTGGACAAACACTGGACTCTTATAGAATTGTACTGTGTAATCGAAGCGAAGGCGAAAACGAAGCTAAAAAGCACACGAGTCCTTTTCGCAAGGGATTCGTGTGCCTACTCGCTCTGGCTCTACAAAGCTAAAATTAGTTTACTTCTTTTTCTTCTTAGCTTTTTCGGGAAGATTTATTCCTCGGCTGGCTTCGTCAAACTCTTTTACCGTTTTCTTGCCAAGTTTCTTCATTCCAGTTTTTGTATGCGCCCATTTTCTCTGTTTATCGCTAGAGTATGGCAATTTTAATCATCCTCTCTAGGCTTGCCCCTTCTGACAGTAACAGGCGTTTCCGAAGCAACTGCCGGTTCCTGTTGCACGACTGTTTTCGCCTTGCCTGACTCCAATGCTTTTAAGAGTCCGTCCAGTTCTTCCATTGTCGCACCTTGCGCAAGAGCAGGAGATGCACCGAACTGCTTGACCTTTTCCAGCTTTGCGACTTTCTCCTCGTACTCGGTTTTTGTCATGTTGCGATTTGTAACAGTAGTGACTTTCTCGTGCGAGATATCGCAATCGGGGAAACGCTGCTCTATAAGTTTCCAGCCACGTTCTGTTACCATGTCTGGATCGTAGATATAGAAGCCCATTATTCGTTGCGACTCGTAGTGCGGACAGGCATAGAAGCCGTACTCCGATATAAGCCCGAAGTATTTGCAGTTGCCGCCGTAGAAGTTGTCGAGCAAGTTCATTTTAGAGATAGGAACCATACCGGCATTGATGCTGTTGAAGGTATGCTCAACACCACCAAGGACATTCCCATGCACTACCCTAGGGAAAGTGATGATTTCTCTCTGGATCAGGTTAATCGCCATCTGTAATGTCCTCCTGTGCTTTAATATATGTTTCGTCTGGCTCAAGTTCCGGTTCTGATTCTACTCTTTCCGCATAAGATATGGTTTCCCTTACATTGTGCGTATGCTGGACAGGAACATCTAATCCCATCTTAGCGTTCTTCTCCGGTGTTTCTCTGGACATTTGCCTTTGTATGTCCTGCTGTACCTTGCGCATCATGCTTAGAGCGATATCGTCTACGGTATTCTCTATCGTGTCTAGGAAAGCAGGAGGAACACGATGTATCAGTTCCATAGCAATCCACTCACGAAAGGTAATAGGATTGACCGTATGCGCACCGCAACCAGGCTTCATGCACGTTGCTCTGCGATATCTCTTTCCATCCTTTATTCCTGTCTCGTTATATGCAGCAATAGTCTCGCATCTTCCGCAGATAGGATAGTCCAAGATGTTCATCATGTTGTAGCCGGACATAACTATCTGCTGGATAAAGGCATTACCTTCGAACACCTTTTTCGCAAAGGCAGGATATACAGAGTGCAGAGCAACCATTACTCCTGACGAGTGTGGATCGCGGTTCTGAAAGGATTTAAGTATCTGCTGTGTTGCTTGTGTTCCTTGCATATCTTCTCCTTACACCTTGTTTCTCATGTCTGTTCCTGGAAGTCCTGGAATACTGGCCATGTTTTCTGGCGGCATCTGCGGCATCTGTACTGCTCCACCTTGCGCTACAGGATTCTGGCCTGTTACGGATTGAGGAACAACAGACTGCATCTGCTTGCGCAAACCTTCCTGCTTTTCCTTTTCCGTCATAAGATGGAATCCTAAAAGTTGTTCCAGTTTCTCTCGCAGACAATCGGCAGATATGATAGGTTCTGTAGTACCATCTTCGTTCTGCATGACAATTCCTGCAAGATTGACAAGCATATTATATGTGTCTGTCTTTCCTTTGGGCATACCCTCTCCGATTACAACCTTGGAATCGAAGTCTATTTCTGTCATGATTGTCTTGCCGTTTTCCTTGGCTTCTTCGTACTCCGGCACATTAGGTTCTGTGCCAAATTCCTCTGCTTCGGAAATAGCCTTGTCTATCGTTGCTGTAGAAGTAGGAACCATTGCCGGTACTTGTTCCAAGTCCTGCATATCCACATACTCGGAATAGTTCGTACCCATATTTGCCCAGAACGACTTGTCACAGAACTGCATGCACAACTTCAAACAGTACCAGTCTGCCCATGCCATTGCTTCTGCAATATCCGTCTTCTTGTCCTTTATGCCTACAGAACCTTGAATCATCTGGTTGTTGATCTGTGTAGCTGTAGCGGAAGTACCCTGCTGGTTGCCTGTCATGATCTCGTTGAACCGTGTAGCCGCTTGCGCTTTCTGTTCGAGATACTGGATCATGGCCATGACCACAGGGTTGATCCCAGCCCCCTGTGTAACGAGAATATTGTGCTGCACATCATCACCAAAAACAGGATCGGCAGGATTGCTTGTCAGAGCATTTCCATCTATCTTTGCTTGGTTGTCGATAAATGTTCTTGCCTGTGCAGAGAACCTTGCCGCAATTTCTACTTCGTCGGTTAGGTTGTTGATAGTTTCCTGTATCGGTTTAAGGATAACACCGTCACCAATTCCGTACAACTTTCCATTCTGCGGAATCATTCGAGCAAGGAAGAAAGGATACTGGTTGTCCACATACTTGTAATACGGCTTGGAAGGGTCTGACTCTTTTAGGATAAGTCCGTCTGCATCCATTTCAATTAACTGTAGGTTTCCGAACTCGTTGTCTCTTGTCCACACACGAAGATACATCCATGTATCTGTATCGTCCAGAGATATGTCGGGATCGTTGCCCTCGTCCCTTGTAAGACCTATAGAGATAGCGTCTGCATACTTGTCTCCGAACTCTTTTCTTGCCCACTTAATTGTCTGGTATCCAACTTCCTCGATTATGTAGTCAGCATACTGCAAGTCCTTTGCATCCTTAATTCGCCCATCTATCAGGATAGACAAGGTTGTAGGAACCTTTATTCTAGGAAGACCACTTGGTTTGTTCTTCGTGTTTCCGAAAGATTTCTGCCAGCAAGGAGCAACATACGCATTACCTTCCAAGTCGTACCAGCGCATAAAGTCTTTGAACTGCGCATTGAACCTTGTTTTTTTTCTGTAGTATTCGCTTGCAGCATCGTACTTTATCATCCAACTTCTATGCCCTGGATTGTCCGTAACATGGGCAAAGTCGATATTCGCTTCGGACATACTGGCAACTTGCCCTTCTACGCAAGGAGTTATGATGGGAATCATGCTGTTAGGATAGTCTGGATCGTCTGCGTCTGGCGCTCTGCGGCACTCGTACAGGTCATGCAAGGCGTCCCACAAGGTTTTATATCGCTCGTCTACTTCTGCTCTGCGCTGGTAGTATTCGTCCTGATAATGCCTACCTCGTTCCTGCTGTGTAGGCGTCATTAACTCGTCTATGTTGACATAACCGTTCTGTTTTTCCTTATCTTCGTATAACCGTACTTCACTCATTCAGAATCCTCCCCATTTTTTATCTTTCGCATGGCTGGATAGTTGTAAAGACCTTCCTTTGTCATGTAAGGATGCTTCTTTTCCACTGGTTTTTCTTCTTCTATTTTACCATGCTGTGCAAGAAGCTGGTTCTGTTCGATATCTGTATACATTTCTTTGATTTTATCCTGTTCCGAGAGAATATAACTGACCATTTCGGTAATTTTTCGCAATAATCGGCAAAATACGAGCGAAACTACGACTGTTCCTATGATAAGAGCGACTACAAGAGCATCACCTAGCATATCTCGATCTCCTTTTTACCGTGTAATCCTTCAAAGGCTCGTCATAATATCCGTTACTATCAACATATTCTTTTGCTGTGCGTCTGTCAATCCTTCCGTCCTTTATAGCTTCTTCCAATTCCTCTCTATCCCACTTTCCTACCAGCTTTGTACGGTCTGGTTCCAGTTCCGTTGTCTGCTGTTCTCTTGCCTGTAGGATAAGACAAGCTGCAATAACGCTATCATCGTGCGCTCCTGGCTCTGCTGCCCAGAATACACCTTTAAGTTTCTTTGTTTGGACTGTAAAGGTAAGCATTTCCTGCAATAATTCTACATCGTAGATGTGCTGGATGTTTTCTTCCGACCATGCCTTGAAGTCAGATAGCATCGTCTGCCTATTGTGCGGCCCTGTTACCCAACCATACTTTTCTTCCTTACCTCTGTATCGCTTATCGAAAGCGCCCTGTCTGCGATACATCGAAGGATAGTCCAGTTTCAAGAAAGCCTGTATAGGAAAACTGTCAAAGTTTGCTTCTGGACAATACAACGCATAATTATACATGACTGCCAATCCATATACTTGCCATACGCATACATCTGGCTTATCATCGCTAAAGTACGATGCTACCCAATCGTCTGTGTAGTTGTCTACGACATGAGCGGCAAAGTTATCTATGCCCTCGCCTTTTGTGTCCAATGTAATGACGTAAGGATGTCTACGCACAGGCATCTTGTATATCTTGATAGGCCCGTCTGCTGCAACATTGAACTTATAGCTATCCTTGACAGGGAAGTAGTTCTCGTTCTTCTCGTAGGAAAACTGTCCAGACACAGGAGGATTGCTGATATAGATATCCTGCAACTGGTTAAGTCTGTTTGCAATCTTGTTCTTGTTAAAGACTGTTTCGCCTGTAACACCCCAATTGCCCAAGACATAGACATTGTATCGGTAAGGGTCTGTATACTTGAACCGTTCCAGTTTAACGCCGTAAGAAGGGTCTAAGAAGATATTGTCGTGATATGTTGTCTTTAATACGAGAGAGTCGACACCGGGCAAAGATAAGTCTCTTGTAACATACTCGCACAGCCAGTGTTCTCTAGGAACAGGGTTGAATGTAAGAATCAACCGGCACTTGATGCCAGGATCACGCAAACGACTGTCCAGTTCCTCTATAACGTCTTTGTTGGATTCCGCATTGGCTTCTTCGTACCAAACGTCTGTAAGGTTATCGTCACCTTCTGCGATATCTTGAATCTTTGTAAACTTGATAGACTTGATATCCTCGATATTATCCACACCTTCGAACAATATCTGGTTTCCATTATTGCGATTTATCATAACGTGTTCTGGATTCTGTCGTATCTCCCAGAACTTTAACAACTTAAATGCTTTAAGAGCATTATATATATATCCCCAACAGGACTTGATGCAGTCTGTCTTCTGCTTTCTAAGGCAAACAAGGTTTCTTCCGTTCAACACAGTCATTTGCAAAGCCAACATTTGGCCCACAAAAACCGATTTTCCTGCGCCTTGGCCGCCGTATAGTACCATGTAGTTGTATATCTTCCAGAGATACGGATAAAACACAGGAACGAAGAAC